GCTCTTAAAGGTAAAGTTGCAAAAGAGATTAATGATAGAGTTTTAAAAGAAGCACAAAAACAAGCACAACAAGAAGCACTAGGACAAGCTATTAAAAAAGGTGCATTGTATGAAGGTTTTATTGGTGCAGGTGTTACAGGTGTGCAAGACACAATGCTACAAACAACTGCGATACAAACAGGCGTACAAGAAGATTTTAGTTTGAAACAATTAGGATTGTCTACTGCCGCAGGGTTTGGATTTGGTACTGTGTTTGGTGGTTCATTTGCTTATGGTGGTTTTAAATTAACTAACAGAGCTATGAAAAACAGAGCTGTTAAACAGTTAGAAGACTTACATAATTATGGAAGAGATGACATTACAGGTAAAAGATTATTTACAGATTTAGCAGATAAAAAAGAAAAAAAGTTTTATTATAAAAATCTTAAAAAAGAAGAAATAGATAAAATAGAACAAGACTCTATTTTAAAAGGAAAAGATTTAGATGAAAAAATACAAAATTTAAGAAACGAAGTTAGAGTATCAGGACGAGGCAGACCACCTAAAGAAAAATTAAATTACGATAAATTAGATGAACGTGGTAATACTGGTGCAGTAAAATATATTCAAATTATTGCTAGAGAAAACGCTAAAGAAATAGGAACAGAAACTATAACTTTTGATGAAATGAAAGTTATTGCAGAAAAATTTGGTGCTGACCCTAAGAAGTTAATGAAGTTAGCAAAATCAAAAGCAAAAGAAGATAAAGAGTTATTTGGTTTAATGATAGCACATAAAGACTTGTTATTAAAACAAGGTGATGACCAAATGAAATTAGCTAACGACTTTTTTAGAGAAGGAATTACTGAAGCAGAAAAACAATCTATTAGAGTAGAATTTAAAAAAAGAGCTCAAGTTGCTTTAGAATTAATTAAAGTACAAAAAGAATTACAAGAAAACTACGCAAGAGCTACAACAGCAGGTAGAGTCAAAGGTGACGCTGAAAGAGCAACTGAACTTAAAATGTTGCCTGAAGACCCTGAAATGAAAAAGCTCATGGAGACAGACATAGACGCTTACATAAAAGCAGTGGCGTTATTAGATGACCCTAATCAAGCTATTCTTGCATTACAAAATGTAAGAAAAGTAAACAAATGGGATTTAGCGGCAGAGTATGTTAATAATAACTTATTGTCTTCCCCTGATACACACATATTAAACATTATATCAGGTCTTACACAAACACAATGGAAACCATTTGTAATGTTGTTGAGAGCGGCAAACCTGTCTTTTAGAGATTTTCAGCGTTCTAAAATTGTAGCAAGAGAAGCGTTCCAAACTTACATTTATCAATATGTCTATACTGGTTATGCACTGCGAAGAGCAATGAAAGCCTTTTATATGGGAAGACCATTACTTGATAGTGCAAATTTAAAGTATGATAATAATATAAGACAAGGACAACTTCAGCGTTGGATAAATGAAACAGGTAAAATATTAACTGAACCGTTAGGTATATTTGGCACTGGAATACAGCGAGGTATTATTAATCCAATAGCTCAAATTACTACAGCACCATTAAGAGTATTGTCAGCAGGTGACGAGTTCTTAAAACAGATGATGTTTAAAGGAAGAATGGCGGCAGAAATAAATTCAAGAATATATAAAGAAACACCTGACATTGGTGTGTTTAGTAATAGACAACAATATGTAAAAAGATTTAGAGAGTTAGAAAAAGATTATATTAGTGAAACAGGTGCGGCAATAGACTCTGGTGATAAAATAGAAAATATTTTAAATAGTCCTTTACAATACGCAAGAGAAGGTTCGTACACACAATCAGCACGTTCTTTTAATCCTGTAACTAAGACTTATGAAGGTGGAGTAACTGGTGCAGTTCTATCATTTACTAATAGACATAAATGGTTAAGAGTGTTTGGATTGCACTTTATTAATACTCCTTCAAACTTATTACGTTGGAACTTTCAACATTTACCATTCTTAGGTAGATTTCAATTTCAAATGAGACACATGTTAGCTAAAGGTGCAGACGGTAAATATCTAAATCCTGAAGCGGCGGCAGAAGCTAATGCTAGAATACAAGCAGGTTGGTTACTGTGGAGTGCGGCAATGCTTATGGCTATTAATGGTAGAATTACTGGTGGTGGTTCAAGAGACTGGAAAGAAAATGAAGAACGAAAGAAAAACACTGGTTGGCAAGAATACTCATTAAAAATGGACGACGGTAGACATATATCTTTAAATAGATTAGACCCTATCTTTATGCCATTTATGATAGCGGCTGACATGGTTGACGCTATTGGTGATTTCTTAAAACACAATGAAGATTTACCAACAGAAGTAGAAAACCAATATACAGAATTAGCAATGGGTGTTGTAGCTAGTATGACAAGAAATTTAACTTCTAAATTCTATACAAGAAATATTTTAGAAACAGCAAACTTTTTATTTAGTGATGACTTTATGAGAAGCAGAGCTCCTGATAGAATTGGTAGTTCAGTATTAGCTAGAGCTATTTACAAAGTAACTCCATTGTCAGGTGGATTAAGATATTCTAGTAGAATTTCTGACGACCACCAAAGACAATTATTTACATTTAGTGATAGACTAAGACAACTAAATCCATTTAGTGATAAAGATAGAACTATGCCAAAACGTAACATGTTTGGTCAAAAAATAGATAGACAAAATGGTTGGTTGTTTGGATTAGGTGGTAAAACTGGTTTATGGTCTTCACCATTTGCTATGACACAATGGAAAGATACAGCAACGGCGGAGTTTTTTAAAGGTAGAGATTTTGAATATAAAGCTCCACCAAAAGTAGATAGACGAACAGCTTTAGATTTAAGAACAATAAAAGATGATAAAGGACAAACAGCGTATGATTATATGTTGGAACGAAAACAACATCAAACTTTCACACATAGAGGTAAAACTTATAAATTACAGCAATATATAGAAGCTCTTATTGCTGATAAAAACAGTGAATTATATCGTATGCCAGACGGAGTGGTAGCAGGTAAAGATTACC